GCATGGGAACTTCACTATCCGCAGCCCTCATAAGAGGACCGGGTTGAGCCCGTCGAGCAAGAGCACCGCCAGCTTCAAGTCCTTCGCGGGCCATTCCTTGTGCGGGCTTTAAAATCCCACTTTGTACCAACCCTTTACCAAAAACTTGAAGTAATTGAAGTAACTGGGGGTTTTTCAGGTTCACAAAACTAATGCTCAGTCCTTACATAACTATAGCTTTTATCGCCAATTTGCGTAGAAATACAATCTATCTGCCCGCGAAACATCGGGAGGTCCAGGAATAGCTTGAATAAATTCACCGCCACTCCGTTCAAACCGATACCGAGCTGCCACGGGGTCACGGTAATTAGGAATATAAAGCATGTGCGCCAGACGATCGCACTCATAGAGATAATTTTCTCGCCAGATTCGAGCAGTTTCTCTTTTATCTTGAATATTAATTGAACGGCTAACGTCGCCCAAAATTGTTTCTTGACGGCTCGATGCTCGTCCGGTTGCAAGTTCAGTTAAACGCTCAGCTTCTTCGCAACGTTCAATTTGCTGAACAATTTTGTCGTAATAAAATTCGCTGGGAATAGCGTTACTAGCTTCCATTAAACGGGCATAATCACCCGCTGGAACCGTGGCGATGTTGTACCCAAGATGGTACGCAACACGACTAAAGTTAAAATCATCTAAACGGTACCCAAATACAGCCGCAGGGTTACGTGTTAATTGATTAACCGTGGCATAAATTATTTCTCTTTTAGTAGCGTCTGTAACATCTGGTTGAAATACAACGCCTTGTCCAGCTAAATATGATTGAATTTGCTCCAGCTCTTGCGTGCTTAGCTGAGCCATGCTCTAGACTCCAAACGTTTTTCTTTAGTCTACGTGAAATTAAAACGCATAGATCTAGATCTTTTAAAAGACTGGATCGAAATTGACGAGAACATCCCACAAAAGTTAAAATGGATCAAAAGGCCATCTAACAGGGTAAAAGTAGGGGATCCTGTAGGAAACAAATGTAAACGCAAAAATTTAACTTATTATGAATTTTCGTTTAAAAACATAGCGTACTTAAATCACAGAGTATACTTTGCGTTAAAAACAAATAAAGATCCAGGTAATTTTGAAATTGATCACGAGGATCATGATTACGAAAATATAGGAAAACTTAGATTAGCGACGAGATCTCAGCAAACTGCAAATCAAAGACCAAGAAACGGTAAAAAGTATAAAGGTGTATATTATGACAATAGAAACGGTAGGTATTATAGCAGAATTAAAGTTAACTATAAAACAATAAGTTTAGGGGGATATTCCTCAGAACACGAAGCAGCATTGGCATATAACAACGCTGCAAAAATTTATTTTGGTGAGTTCGCTTATTTAAATATTATTCAACATAAACATGATCACCTTCTAAAACTGAGTCCCAATCGACACGAGTAATAGATTTAAGTTGATCTAGCTTAGTGAAGCGCTCACCAGGCATAGATTGTTGCAGCTCTTTAATTTCTGTAGCGGTTTTTAAACCAACACCTTTAAGTACTTGTGTCAACAGTTGAGGCGTTGCACTGTTGATATTTACACGATTAAAAGCCTGAACTTCCGGCTTAACAATCTGCCGTCCACGGCGTTGTTTAACGTCTTTTGCTTCTAGTTCGGCTTCTTTAACAATCTCGTCAATTTGATTGCGATGTGCAAAAAAGACTTTCCCTGTAGTCAGGGACTTTACCATTTTATACTCGCCCTCGTCGTGTTCACTCAACACTTCGACTTTTACACCATTAGGGGTGTAAGTAAATTCTTTAACGGTAACAGCAGTCATCATGTAGACAGTGCTCTGAGCTTATTTATAGCACGGATCAAAAGAAAAAACCCCCTCCGGAGAGGGGGCTTGAACATTCCGCCTGAAGTTTATCAGGAAGGAACAGTCGAGGTGTAAGCGTTGGACTCAATAAGACCAGCGGGCTGAAGAGCCAGGTCATCACGCAGAGGTGCTTGGTCAGGAAGCAACCAGCAGACTTCGGCGATACCGAGAGCCTTGTTACGACCGGCGAGCTTGTTAGCACCAGCGCGGGGGTCATAGACACCAGAACCGAGACCAATACCGGAACCAGGAACTGTAGCGGTGCTGTAGAGACGATACTTAGTATCAGCTCTAACAACTTGCATGTTGGCAGTGTTCCAGGCATCGCTGGAACTCCAGGAACCGTTCTCGATGCGGTTGCTAGCGCCCACAAGGTTGGCAAAGAAACCGCTGGGGCTGGGAGCCGTGGTCAGACCTGAAGACAGGGCAGGACCAACGCCAAGAGCAGGAGCAGCTTGAGCACCAGCGATACCACTGGAGATCACGTCGCCGCCGTCAAGGCGAACGCTCACACGGTACACATAGGCACCAGAGGGAACGACGATACCGTCGGTGATGTCAGGGCGAACATCCTTATAAGCGTCAGGAGACGGAATAATGATGTCGGCAGCCCGGAACGGTTGGTTAGCGGAGTTCTGACCTGAACCGTAAGGTTGAGTGTAATACTCAAGCTGGTTGGTGCTAGAGCTGGCCTGATAAGACAGGTCAACGTAGCCTACGGCTTGCTGGGCAACCCAGCCGGGACGGTAGACAACGCCAACGGGACCGCCAACAGGCTGATTGCTGTAGGTCTCGTTAGTGCCGTTCTCGTTCTGAAACGAGAAGCTGCTTTCGCTGTGCCAATAGCGAAGAACATTGACGTAGTTACCAGGATAAATCTTGGCAACTGCGATTTGCTGAGGGTTAGTAGCCATCGTTAGTTATCTCCTTATTAAACGTTAAAGGAGTAAGCGATGGTGGCGAAGTCAGCGTTCAGAAGTTCGAAACCTGCGTACAGGCTCCAAATCATCATGATGAAACGGCTGAAGTCGTCGTTATTGTTCAACAGAACTTGAGCATTGTTACCGCCGATACCGACGCCAACAGCTTGAGGACCGAAGAACATACCAATGGCAGTGTCATAAGTGCCAGCGGTACCACCAATCGTTGCAGAAGCGGTTTGGGAAGGCATGTTGGTGGATTCGAAGAATCGCACACCTTCAAACACAAAACCGGTGGGCATAATCGGTTCGCCAGCCACGAAGGTGGCTTGACCGAAGCCCTGACCCATGTACAGCGCAGCGTTAGGCTGCATTGCGGACATGAGGGGGTTGATTTGACCGTTGCCGGGGTAACGAGCAACTTCGCGGAAGTCGCTGTTCTGGCGCAGGTGCATCAGGAAGGTGGGGTCCACCACGGCGCGGTAGAAACCGTCCTGATAAGTAGGAGTATTGCGCTTGCGCAGGCTCTTCACCACGCGCAGCAAGTCATCCTTAACGTCGAACTTAGCTTGTTCGGCGTTGGTGTAGGTAAGACCACCAACGGCAAGGTTGCCGGGGTAGTAGTAACCACCTTGGGAGTCAGAAGACTGACCTTTCGAAACAGCTTTTAGGAGTTCATTGATGAACACCCGATCGCGCCAACGACGATAATCGTCGAGCAGCGTCAGTGAGCCGATCGATTGGTGGAAAGCAGTCAGGTTGCCGGTATCCAGCAGAAGACGCTGCGCGGTGATCAGAGTCTCGCGAGCAATCTTAAAGGTGCTGGGCTGAGTCGGATCACTGGGATCTGCAGGACCGGTGTACTCACGAAGAGTCACCAGCACCTTGTCCTTGACAATGTTCCGACTATTAGCTGTGCCGATTGTTTGTTCGGCGGTCCGTTCGCGGGACTCCTTAGAGCCAGGGTTTCCCCAGAAGCGATAACGGTCAAGCTGCACAGTCTGGCCGGGTTGTTTCGAAAAATCGTGAACAACCACGGGTTCAGCCGCCATTTCTACGATATACGCAGGATGGGGACGGTAGAGTTCCGCACCAAGCAGCTTTGGAAAATCGTTGTCAACGAACATGCGCTGACGACCTCCAAAATACTACAAAGTAATAATAAGGGAAATTAATAACAACAGCACACCGTTTGTCGCATTTATAGCGTTAAATATTTTTTTGATTACTGCTGTTAACGCTAGGACTAAAGGAACGCACAATATTGCGGACTGACTCAGAACCTTGATGGTATACAGAGCCGTAATTGTATGCGTACCGAGACGATTTACCGCGATAAACATACCGCAAAGGAGTAGACATTAAACCAGGAGATTGAGAACGAATGGTTTCAGTAAAAGTTTGACAGTATACAGGAGCGTTATAGACCCATTCAGCACGATTCTGTGTGCCTTGCGAGCCTAATATATTGGTTAGGAGGCCACCTTCGTAATTACGGTGAGTAACTCCTCCACCGGTTGTTCCCTCAGCTGCTGTATTACTATCTGGCGTATTATATGGAGTGTATGCTTGGTCTGCCGGAGCTAAACCCCTGTAATACGTGTATTTTCCTGTGTCTCGTAAACCATAATTAGCTCCTTCAGAAGTTACAACTTTGGCGTTTGCAATTGTTGTTGTAAATAATCCTCTATACCCCGTGTAGGAACTTAAAGATCCACTAGGCAGATAATCCGTATTTTCG